TTCCACCCGTACACTGCTATGTTCGTAGAGAGTTTCTCTATGATTTTAAAAGTGGGCACGGTGAGTACGAACCCTGCATATGGGTTTCAATCAAGAGTCTACGCAGTCAAGCATTCCGTATAGAAGCCTATTTGCCACGCTACGGTGCTTTATATGACAAGCTGCCCCTACACGCTTATGTGAGTCGTACAGACAATCTAGAACCCGACAAGTTCCTAGCCTTAGATACACTACAGATCTGGGACTGTTTCAGCTATGACATTGCCGTGATACAAAAAGCATTCCTACGCAATCTCAGCTGTGAGTTCTATGCCAAGGATCGTCAGCTACACAAAGGCAAATACTTATTCACAGTAGACAATGCTGCACCAGACATGAACATCATAGATACCACCTATTCAGAGTGGCCCGAAGATCACAAGAGCTTCAACTTCATTGAACTGGACAACGGACAGTATGCTGCCCAGCCCAACAATCGCTGCAGATTCTTTGATGCTGCCAGTAATCCCAAAGAGATGTTGCATCCAGACTTCAAAGTAGCTACTAAGAAGTGGGTGGTTGAAATCAATCCCAAGTGGCGCTTGGGTGATAGCGACACAGTGACCTACGAGTGATATGCAATATATCGACGACAAGGATGTATGGCGTCGTTGTCCGATCGACTATCTCTGGGTCTATGATAAACTTATCCTAGCTGTGAAATGTGGCTACATTGCCGCACCTGCTGGCATACCAGTGCCTAAACCAGCACACTATATCGTCCGTCCTATAACCAACATACGCATGATGAGTCGAGGTGCAACAAAGCAATGGCTCACCCCCGAAGATACTGACCTAGTTCCCGATGGATACTTTTGGTCAGAATGTTTCGAAGGCCGTCATACCAGTGTAGACTTTCACTATGGCATACAGACTCTAGCAGTTGAAGGATTTCGCGATGATCCTGATAGACTAGATAGATTCAGCCGTTGGCAGCGTATTGATGAGAAATACAGCTTTCCTAAAGTGCTAGGCGAATTATGGCACCTAACACCGTGGGTCAATGTGGAATATGTAGATGGCAAAATTATAGAAGTACACTTACGATGGAACGATGATTTTACCAATCACAACAGCGATGTAATATATCCTGTGTGGCGAGATAACCCTTTACCACAACCGCCCAACACCAAATGGTACGAAAGTGCAGGCGGAGATCGATTGGGCTTCTGGATAGAGAATAAATAAACTACTTACATTAAGGATATACAATGAAGAAGTTTTTATTAGTATTATTAGCAGTACCCGTACTAGCATTTGCACAAGGCAAGATGCCAAAGAATTCAGCAACCTATGACGCACAAATTTTAAGAGTGACAGACGGTGACACAGTGGTTATTGCCGCACCATTCTTGCCTGCACCACTTAAGCCAGAGTTGGCCATTCGTGTGTTTGGTGTAGACACTCCAGAGAAAGGACACAGAGCCATGTGCCCAAGCGAAGCACAGCGTGGCGAAGCAGCTTCAGCATTTACTAAAAATGCAATCAACCAGGCCGCAGCAGCCAAAGGCAAGTTTCAAGTTACTATGTACGGTTGGGACAAATTTGGCGGTCGTGTACTAGGTGATATATTAATCAACGGTCAGAGTCTACGTGCTGCCCTAATTGCTAATGGCTTTGCTCGTGAATATTACGGCGAAGCTAAACAAAGCTGGTGCTAATAAAACACCTACCTTAGGAACGTTAGCGTTGCTTGGTGTGCCCGGCTGCTGGGCAGAGGATTATCGGAGTCGTGCCCGGGAATGGTCTTCTAAGTGAGCATTAATACAAGAAAGCCCCTTTCGGGGCTTTTTTATTCTGCTAGAATAATTTTGTAAAGTTCACGCCAGTTTTTAACCACAGGGTAATTGCAAAGGTGATGCATATTGTGTCCGTGTTCGATTAAGATAGAACGCAGTCCTAACTGGTAGCCAACATCAGCATTAGCCGGCTTGTCTTCAATCCACCATAGTCCACTTCCTTGATAAGGAGCCAATGCTTCATCTTTGTCTGCTCCTGTGTCTAGACAAATAACTGATTCAATAGCATTGCCAAACAACTTTCGCAGATTCATTTCACGCAGTCGGCCTGCGTTCTTGTCTAGACTTAGACTGGTGATAACACGGAATTCGTATCCGTGTTCTTCGTGCAAGCGTTTAACATAGTGAGCACTATCACGAAGCGCAGGCAAAAAGCCAATGGCTGCTGACTCGTTGAAAGTCTTTACAACTTTCTTCGAATCCTTTTCTTCTAGCTCATTATAGTGATCATGCAGATAATAGCTTTTCTTATTGTCCGCTGTTAGTGTATAACCACGTTCTTGCATCCAAACTGAGAACGCCCATTCCCAATCTAGTAGAACACCGTCTGCGTCTGTAAGTATAAGTTTATTTTTCATACCATATTATAGCATTATTTTGGGTAGTTGTCAACAGGATAAGTAAAATATGAATATAATAATTGCAATCTTAATAATGACACACATTACAATAGTGAGTGTCACGTTGTATCTACACAGAAGTCAAGCACACAGAGGAATTGAATTCCACCCAATCCTAAGTCACTTTATGCGTTTCTGGTTGTGGATGACCACAGGTATGACTACCAAACAATGGGTAGCAATTCACCGTAAGCATCATCAAAATACTGATGTAGAAGGTGACCCACATAGCCCACACGTATTTGGCATTTGGCAACTGGTCTTCGGCGGAGTCAAATACTATAATCAAGCAGGCAGTGATGCAGGCATGGTTATGAAATACGGAGCAGGTACTCCTAAAGATTGGATTGAACGTAAACTCTATACACCCCACCATCGCCTAGGCATTCTCTTAATGTTGATCATAGATCTCGTATTATTTGGGCCTTGGGGATTTTTGGTGTGGGGTGTACAAATGATATGGATTCCATTCTGGGCTGCGGGATTTATCAACGGTGTTGGACATTGGTGGGGATATCGTAATGGTGAAACTAAGGATCACTCACACAACGTAAGCCCTATAGGCATATTGATCGGTGGGGAAGAACTACATAACAACCATCACTTAGATCCTGCAAATCCCAAACTAAGCCGCAAGTGGTTTGAGTTTGACATCGGATGGATGTGGTTTAAGATATTTGAATTCTTGTACCTAGCAAAGTTACGCACATAAGAAAAGCACCCGAAGGTGCTTTTCTTTTACTATTTTTATTTTAATACCGCTATGCGGCCAATAGTTTATTTTTTAGTGCCAGCATTGACGAATTCGTACATTTTTTGAGCAGCTTCGATAATCTTGTCCATGCCTGGGAACTCTGGCATTTTAACTGTGTTGACGATTTGACCGGTCTTTTCGTCACGCTGGGCAGTCATTTCCCAACCTTGAAACTTAACTTGGTAGTCTTGCATAACGACATCTTTGGCCATGCCCAAGATATCTGTACGGATTTCGTAGCCATTCTTGCTGAATTTAACTTCTGGAAGTTTTGGTGTAAAGTCTGACATAATATTATACCTTTTTGTAAACAAGTTCATTGAAATTCTTAACTGTTGATTGAGCAATTTCCAATGTGTTGTTATAAGTAGTCTTAGTGAAAGCGGCTTGTGCGTTAATTAGTTTAGTAACTTCAGCTTGAACTTTCTTATCTGTAACGTAAGTTTCTACAAACTTAGTTTGAGCACCTTTAACGGTGTCGACAATTGAATCAAATGTAAACATATTTTTCTCCTTGTGTGTATGTTTGTGTATTACAACAACCTTTGCTGTTGTACTAGTATATATGCCTAGTGATAAAAAATCAACTTATTTCTTGAACTTTTTTATTCGTTCTTTAACAAGTTTGATCACTTGGTCACTGAGCACAACTTCGTAGTGGTTGCAATCTACTTCTACTAGTTCCATATCTTCATGATGTTTCTGACTGGCAATGGTCACTACGCCATCATTGGGTTCGTGCATAAAGGGACTTTGCCCCTTGACTGTGACTATGTTAGTCCAAGGGTGCTGTATCTTAATACAGCTTGCCTGTTTCATTACCCACGAACTAGGTCCAATGTCACGCATAAGTCTGCTGAATGGTAAGAAGTATTGAGCATAGTCCGCTACTTCAGCACCACCATAGGGTGTGCTTAGTGTAACAGCACCCTTAACAGCCTTGGGCATTGAGTTGGCCAAATGTAAACTATAGATACCGCCTAGACTATGTGCAATAAACACTAGATCAGTTTGCCCGTCTAGTGCAGACTGCATATCTTTTAGGTTGTTTTCGAACCCATTTCGGCTATCATAGTTAAGGTCTAGGCCATTTCCTAGTTTACTTTTAATATAGTTGAAGCTTTCGCTAGTGGCATTTGCCCCGTGAATGTACACCAAGTTCATGCCAATATTTATCAAGCTCCGTATACAGCTTTAGCTTCTTCAGTGCGTCCTTGACGTGCAAGGCTGGCAGCATATCGTGCTTCACCGAATGCTTCTAAAAATGACCAGATTGAGTTTAAAATTGTTTTCATAGGTAAGATTCCTTGTGGGAGTTAAATTGTCGGATGTAATTTTCCAACTGTGCGGCATCGGTAATGCCTTTGGTGCTTAGATATGCATCTAAGCGGCTTTGATAGCTAGATCCAGGGAACATTTCGGATAGACGTTCTAGGATAGCTAACATTCGATCTGATATGTATTTCATTGTGTTTTCCTGTGTGTTTGTGTAGACTCAGTGTTTCTACTGAGTTATTTATCCGGCTCTTGTGCAACCGCACATTTTTCAGTACAATGTTATTATTGTTTAAAATGAGTTAAATACACAATAGGAACATTTCAATGAAGCTTCAAACTAGATCAATTTTGCAGGAACTGAATTCTATTGCCGATGTGCGCAGCACTGATGCGTTGATAGAAAGTCGTGCTGCCAACATTATCAATTCGGCTATTAATCTTTTGGAAAGTATTCATAAAAATTATGATTCCGCTTCAGCAGACGAACTTGAACGCAGATTTGTTAATGCAATCAAAGGGCAAGACCCTGCAAAATTCACCCGTGGTGTTCGCAGAATAGCAGAAGCACGTAAACTCAAGAAAAAATTGGACGAAAGCAATGATCAGTAAACTGTCAGAAGGCGGCAACGTATTTAAAGGCCCGGAAAAACAACCACTAACACAGCGTATTGCCACAGCTGATGTAGAAGAAACCATTCTCTACATTGAAAAGATCACAGGTCTAGACTTTACCAAAGAAAAGCATCTTGATGACAAGAAGCCTGTAAAATGGTTAGGTACTACTGGCCGCAAAGAAGATCCAGATGGCACCTTTGAAAAGAACAGCAGTGGCGACTTGGACCTGTCAGTAGACGCCAACGAAGTAGATAAGAAATCATTCGCTGAAAAACTCATTGCACAATTTGGCAAAGAAAACATCAAACTCAGCGGAGACAACGTACATTGGAAGGTGCCTATCAAAGGCAGTCCGGACAATGGATTTGTACAAGCAGATTTTATGTTTTCAGCTAACCCTAAATTTCAACAAGGCAGCATGATCGGTGGACAAGGTGAATATAGGGGTGAACACCGTCATATTCTATTAAGCTCAATTGCTCGTGCCCGCGGCATCAAATACAGCCCCAAGCACGGCATACTGAATGCTACCACAGACGAACTATTGCCCAACGGCAACGACTGGAATCAAATTGCCAAAGTGTTACTGGGTCAGAGTGCCACAGTTAAAGATATCAAATCAGTTGACGCAATTCTTAACTACATCAAGAAACTGCCTAACTACGAAGAACTAGTTGCAGGTGCAAGAGAAACACTGGGCAAGCAGGGTATTAGTCTGCCGGAAAACGTAATCTCGTTTGAAAGTGCGCAAACAGGAACACCCTCTTGGTTCCGAAAAATGATGGAACGAGTTAAATGAGAGCATTTGAATTTTTACGTGAAGCCGAAGCAGCACCTCCTGCTAAGAAAGTGGGACGTGAGTTTAACCATCTAGAAGATCTTGTATTCACAGAAGCCAATGGTGCTAATAAGGCCATTAAAATTCTAAAAGACCTAGCCAGTCCTGAAACCAGTATCACAATCAAGTGGGACGGCAATCCCACAGTGTATTGGGGACGTGAAGATGACGGCTCCTTCCGCCTGGTGGGCAAAAACAACTGGGGACGTGAAGAAGGCAAAAGTTCCAGTCCAGAAGAACTCCAACAGTTTATCATGAGTCGTGGCAAGGGCGAAGATTGGCGTGAGAAGTTTGCCGGGGATATGGCAGCACTATGGCCCATATTTGAACGTGCAACTCCTGCAGAATTCCGAGGTTATGTCTACGGAGACATTCTATTCCACCCTGGAAAACCATATACCGGCGCCGACGGCAAAATTACATTTACTCCTAATCAAACAACTTATTCTGTTGCAGGCACTAGTGAAATTGGTCGAGCATTGGCCAAGGCCAAGATAGCAGTGGCGGCACACAAGGTGTTTGGTTACTTTGGAGACAAAACAGGTGAGGACTTTGATAATCCTGATCAGTTCAGTGCTAATCCAGAATTAAAAGTGTTTGGCTTGACTAGTGTTAGCTATCGTCCTGCTGTTGGTGCAGACAATCTTGCTGCTATTGAAGCACTGGCTAAAAATCAACAGGCCATTGATAAGTTGTTGGCACCTGTTGCTGGTATGGGCTATCTACAGAGTGAAATTTATACTTTTGTAAATAACCAATCGAAAACAAAACAACTGGATAATATCAACACAGAGGCATTTATGGCCTTTGAACAAAAGACTCCTGCCAAAGCTGCCAAGATAGCGGCACACAGTGAACTGCACCCCGGAGTTATGGATGTGATGTTTGAACTGGTACGTGAGATCATGGCGGCCAAAGACGAAGTAATTCGTGAGCTGGATGCATCAGGTGGCGACATAGAGCAAACTACAGGTGGTAAACCAGGCGGCGAAGGCTACGTTGCAGGTGGAAGCAAGTTAGTGCCACGTGATCGCTGGACACCGTTTCGAGCCGATTAATAGGTCAAAACACCTAATTTCTTCAATCCAATATAAATACTGTATAGGAATAATTCCTATATAATGCCAGTCCCGGAGCGGGACTATTGATTAAGGAGAAAATATCATGGCTACATTTACAAGAGTAAACCCAAATCCAACTACTACAGTTGATACATTGTACGATACACTACAAGTTCGTGCATTTAGAATCGAAGCCGCCGGCGTAGATTTAGAATCAGGTGTTGTCAATGGTAAAATGGAACGTCTAGCACAAGAGTTCGGTACTACTGGCGCTATCGTTGAGTTTGACGCCGATACAATGATTGTTATTGGTGATGCACACGCACTTAACAGCAACATTATTGCTAGACGTGCAGACAGAGTACTAGGTGGTACAGGCGCATTAGTAAACTACATTGCTGAAAACGGTAACCTAGGAACTATTGGTTCTGGTTCTGCTGTTGCAGGTACTGTTGCTGCCCCAGTTACAACTGCTATCGTTGAAGTTGGTTCTGTAACAACACTATTTGGCTTGTCTTCAACCTAATAGTTGATTTTCTCAGGGATGGGAAGACTAAGCACCCTTCGGGGTGCTTTTTTACGGCTGTAATTTTTTAGAGTTAAATAGTAGCATATAATTATGCAACTGTTCAAACTTGTCAGTGTGGTTGATATCACACGTTCTCTTCCGTCTAGATCAGAAACAGATCATTTGAAATTAGGGCAGCAGGCCAATTTCAACAGCCTCATACAGGCCATTGGCATTAGGTCAAATGTGGAATGGGACCAAGACCCGGAATGCCGCACAGGCAGACTACCTGATGCTATAGAAGGTGCTGCCACTCATTGGATATGGCAATTTTCCGTTGAAAGAGATTTTGTTTTTAGATTAGACGATGACCCAGTAGGTCTGTTGTTAGATGACCTACAGGGTGTTCCTGTTATAAATCGGCTAAATAATTCAGTAGATATCATGCCTTCGATATTTCAAACCAAAGGCGATCATATAAACATATGGATATCTTTAATATCTTAGGCAAACACATTAGGCAATCTTACACTTAGGCACATGGCTCGGAGCGAGCACTTGACTTAACATACAAAGGATAATAGCCTAATGGCCACAACCGTAGAACGACTTGGTGTAGTAGAGACCAAGGTAGCAAACTTAGATGAAAAAATTGACGAACTCAAAGTTGACGTCAAAGAAATGCACGACTGCTTGGACAAAACTAGGGATGGTTTAATGAACAAGTTGGACGACATGTATTCTGCATCCTGCGATCAACATGCTCAATTAGCAGGCAAGATCAATGAGCTAGAAAAATTTAGACTAAAATGGGTTTATATGGTAGCCGGCGGAGTTGCAGTGTTGGGCGTAGTATCTGGACATCTAGATAAGTTTGCCAAGTTCTTTGGTATGTAACAATACCCCACTTAAATAAGGACCATAGGTCCTTTTTTTATGACAAACATACAGCGGCGTTTAGAGCACTTAGTAGCTAACGCACAGCGTAAACTCATAGCCGACAACCACATTCTGCCACTAAAGGTTGCTGGCGGCATTCTTGTAGGTGATGTGTTAATTGTCAGCCAAGAAACTACAAAACATCTTTATAGGTACAACAGTGTCATCTACAGCAACATCAATCTCAATGCTACAGCAATCAGAATGGCCAATCTAGTGACAAAAAATACAAACCCTGCAATCGTGGATAAAATTTACAGATTAGACCAAGAATATGGCAGATGGTTCACAGACAGTCAGATTCTAAGAACACAGTATCAAAAAGCTATCATAGCTAAAAACTTTGAAAAAGCGGATACTCTTTGGGCAAGGTATTGTGAAAGCAGAGATAAAACTCTAGCTGCCAAAGAAACTGTAACCGCTTTGACTTATTTCTGAATAAATAATACATCACTATGGATCAACCGATATGAAAACCACAGATCTCTTCAAAATTAATAGAACCAGTAAAAGACTGAATGAAAGCATGTTTAAGACTTTTGGTCGCAAACTGAATCTAGAAACGTTTAACATTGAACAGCTGGAAGATGC